AGCCCTGCTGCAAAACAAGGATAAAATCTAAATGGCATATCCATAGTATTTGTTGCAGCGTCAGCATCATCCATTCTAATCATTTTATTAAAAACTAAAATATCTGTTGAATTTTCTGGCGTAGGCCAAACTTTTAAAACAGGGGAATTTAATTTATCTAAAAACCATTGAGAGGGCATGCTTTGAGTTGTTTTATTAGGAATATTTAAATAAGAGCTTCTGCTTAATCTTTCAATAGAAATATCTGTTTGAACGCCGTTTGTTGTACGCCTTAAAACAACATCTAAAATATCAATAACATTAGAATTTAAAGTGTACTCAGCTGTTCCTTGAGTAACAGTTTGGGTATCTTGCTCTATTGTCCATTGATTAAGACCTCGGTTAGCCCACTCTGCCAACATAAGATTAATAGACCGTCTTGCAGTTTTTAAATCATAACCAGTTCTAAGTTCTAAGCCGCATCTTTCAAATGCTTCTTCTACGAACTCAGCTACGTTTGGTTCAAAATCTGTACTGCCTGAAAGTGCCATTTTATCCAGCTACTTGAGCGCCTTGTCTTTTTCTTCTTCTATTAGAAGAACCGCAGACTTCTCCGCCTGCTCTGTATGATTTTTTTGATCTAGATTTAGAACAAGCGCCGCCTTCTTTCATTCTTTTGTTATATTTCATTTCTTCACCTTTTGCTTTTTTTTGTTTACCAGCTGAGCTTAAAGCAATAGCCACAGCTTGTTTTTGAGGTTTTCCCTCAGATTTTAACTTTCTAATATTGCTAGAAATTGTTTTTTCAGAACTACCTGATTTTAAAGGCATTTTATTTCCTAGTAAAATTTAGTTAATTTTCTTCTATTAGACATTACTTTACCACAACATTTTGCAATTCTTGCTTCTACAACATCACCTTTTGCTTTTTTTGTCCTACCGTCTTTCCAGCTAATTCTTTTTGAACTAGTTTTCTTTTTAGCCGCTGCGGTACATTGAGCTTTTGTTGGTCTACAGGCAGGATAACTTCTACGTTTTTCACCTTTTTTTCTACCGCAAGGCTTACCTGTCTTACAGTCAATCCAGCCTTTGCCATCATTTCTGCTAAACCATTTTTTTAAACTATCGCTAGCCATTAGCCTAATTTAGTTTTTTTTCGTTTACCTGGAAGCATATTACTAAAACCTCTAGCTTCAACAAATGTTACTTCGCCGCCTTCAAATTTTTTTTGTCTGCTTTTGTTGCCCCAATTTTTAGCGCCAACTTTACGGCACTTAACCAAAGCACCACTTGCATAAGCAGATGGCCAAACTTTATATCTAGATTTTACTTTGTTATAACAAGCATCTTTTTTAGTAGCCATTTAACATTTCCACCTTCTTCTTGCTTGACGTATTCTTGAATTAGGATCGTTTCTAGTTTTAGCTGAACTTCTTTTAAGTTGCCCAAGTGATCTAGCGCAATAAGACTTACGTCTTTTAGCTGCTGCACTTCCTTTTTTAACCTTACCAGTTACAGCTGTTTGAAGTTTAGATCCTGGATTAGCTTTACGATAAGCGGCTACACCTTTTTTGGTCATACCAGCGCCAGACTTAGTAGGTCTATAGTTAGCGCCTTTGCCTTTGGTTGTTCTGCGTATAGGTTTTGCTCTTTTTCGTTCTGCCATAATTAAGCGTTTTCTATATATAAAATATCTAGTCCTGCTGAAATTGCAATATTAGCATTTGAAGAACTACCTATAGCTCTTACTTCAATATCTGTTTTTTCTTCAAACTTTAAAGGAAAATTATATTTTTGCGTTACTGTATCTAAGACGGTTGTAAATTTATCTTTTACATTAAAGACACCACCATCAGGTCTAGCAAGAACTGTTACTATTCCGTATTTATTATTGGCTTCTGTTGCTACGGTTATATGAGTTTCATATAGATAAGCTGTATACCCTGCTGGCACTGTCCAAAGTGCCATAAGCGTTTGATTGTCTCCTATAGCCACAGTTGCGTATTTATTGGTAGGTACTCCACTTGAAGGGGTAGCCTCAGTTCCTACATATAAAACACCAGCATTAGCACCGCCACTACCTGCTGTTAGAACCTCTATTCTGTTTACTCTTATCCAATTACTAGCGTCACCGAGTTGTACGCCAGTTTGTCCGTCTAAGTCAACAGTAACTGATACTTCATTATAGTTAGCATCAAGACCTGAAACTTTTGCAGTTCTTGCGCCAGTACCAGCTATATCATCATTTGTTGATGAACTTGATATATAAAGAGTGGAAGCAGAAGATAGGTAGGTATATAAACCGCCTTGCGCCCAAATGGTTTCTAAGGAATCAACAACTAGTGGATTAAAGCCAAATTTAAAATTGGTTTTGTGATAGGAAATCTGGCCTCTTGAGACTTGTAACTCAAAAGGCTCAGTTGTTCCTACTCTTGATATTGATGACTTCTCAGCCATAGCTAAGAATGAAAAACAGTTACTCTATCTATATTACTTAATACAACGTGAATACCGTCTCCAAACAAAACACCAGAATCTGGAATGTTTAAAGTTTCAGTATCATTAGCGTTGCAAGGAGCAATTAGAAGAGTAGAACCAGTTACAGATCCATCTCTAAAAGTTACAGTACCGTCTGAAGCTCCTCCAGCAATAATATAACCTCTTAATCTTGATCTACCTGCTTGTAAGACAACTCCGCCTGTAGCGGCGGAGTCAGTCGTAGCTGTTTTTACATCTGAGCCTACAATTCTACCTGCCATAGTTAGCTCCTAAAATTAAGCGTCAGCAAATGGTGTTACTAAAGTTCCTGAACCAAGAATAATTCCTTCTACAGCGTATTTAGCACCTGCAATAGCATGCACTTTGACAATACTACCTGCTAATCCACCTTTGGTTGTTCCATTTAAAGTAATAACATCATTGGTAGCACCTGAAATAAAGGTTTTACCTGTTGCGTCATCTACGCCTGTATACAATCCACCAACAAACTTATCTGTTCCATCAGTTTTAATATCAAGATCAGTAGCAGCTGTTACGATTACAAATGTAAAAGATGCTCCTAAATTATTTAATTGATTTGGATCTGTAGGATCGCTAGGTGTTGTTGTAACAATTGAAGGTAAAGTAAATTTACCGTCTGCATCATTACACAACAAGATTTTTCCTGCGTGTGCATCTACAGTTAAAGTTGTATCAGCAGTAAGGCTTACAGTAGCATTACTACCAGCTGAAATAAATCCTGCCAAAGATTTGACTGGACCTGAAAAAGTTGATTTAGCCATTATTTTCTCCTAACTAAATATGTTGCGCCATCTTGGAGTAAGTCTGCCGAGTCAGTTGGTGCAACGAGTTATCTCGGTTTAGATAACTATACTACTTTAGAGGTCTTGAGGGAAGTTTTCTTTAGATTTTAAAATTTCTTCTCTGCACTTAAACAAAGCTTGATAAGATTCTTTGATAGCTGGATCTTTACCAAATTCATCTATCATATCTTTACCAATCATCTCAACTAAAGCTATGACAGTTGTCATTCTGCCATCTATATCTTTTATTTTTTGAATGTCTTTTGCTGTCATTGTAGATTCTTCTTTCTGTCTAATATTATAACCATCTAGCCAGTTTTTTACATTAATTAATTTTTTGCTAAAGTCTGGATATGTTTCCCAATCTCTTATTTCTTCTATATTTCGGCCGCAACCTTGACATCTTTCGTCAAAGGGAGCCATTGACGTTGAGCAACGTCCATTGCAGGGTGAGTTAGCTAGGCTAATACTCATATGTAAACCAGTATTCATAAATATACCTCGGTTTACTCAAATTCTACATCAAGAATCTAATTATAGGTAGCTTTTTGTAACTTTTTATATATAAAAAAAGGGGTGCAAATGCACCCCTTTTATCAATTGCTAAGAATTAAGCACCTTGAGAAGCGAAAACAGCTCTCCAATTGGAGTAACCGAAAGAGTATCTTTCTCTAGCTTTGTAACGCATGTTACCAGTATCGAAATCACCCTCTAGGGCTGTTGACATAGGACTTCTTTGGAAGTGTTTAAAGCCATCTGGACAATCTGTTTTTAGGAACCAAGCATCATTGTCTGTTAGATAGTGGTTAACCACATATCCATCAGGACACATACCCATATTCCTAATAGCGTTGATGTCATTGTCAGATGTACCAACTCTACCAGGAGTGTTGATTAATCTATCAGCGACAAACTGCAATTGAGGTGGAACAATTAACTTCATACCTTTCAGAGCAATTTGTAATTGTCTGTCGTCGGTTAAAGTTGAAACAGAAATCAACGCATCTTCTAATGAAGTTTCGTTAAGGTCTGTATATGTTGAAGGTCTGTTACTTGCAGTTCCGCCGCCACCAAGAGGGTGAGCATTAGAAACAAGTGGTTGACCGTCGCCACCAGTAAAATTACTGTCAAACGCATTGTTTAACACAGAAGCAGCTTTAATCTGCTTAGTGTTAGCCATAGATCTAGCCAAGGCTTTTGTATACCTTGAACCAAGTCTATCGTAAAGATTATCTTCTACAGCTTCTTCTGTAAGAGCAAAAGCTAAAGCAACAGTTTCATGGTTGTAACGTGAAGTATAACCTTCTGAAGCGTTATCAAATGATACTCCACTTCCTTCAGCTTTAACTGAAGCGTTTCCAAAACCAATAATCATTACTTCTTCTTCAAACGCTCTATCTGAAGATTCTGTCTCGTAGATTTCTTCGTGTTCAGAATCGTACCTTGCATACTCCATGCCGAAAAGGGCATTAAGACCAGGCTCTAGTTCTTTTGCTAATTGGGATCTATTAATAGCCATTATTTATACCCCTACTGTTTGAGCATAGAAGTGCTCGTTAATTTTAACAATCAAGTTCACGTTTGTTGAAGCTGAACCAGTACCTAGGGTGCTGTTTTCAGGATCAGTAGAAACGCCCACAATCCTTAGCTGGGCTGAAGTTGCAGCAGTAGTGCCACTAATTTCAACAGCTGAAATACCTGTTATTGTTGAACCAGATGTATAAACAGTGTCTGCGTTGTTACCAACAACAGTCTGTACTACTGAACCAGTAGCAGCTGATTGAACTTCAAACAAGGCATTAGGATCGTCAACTACGAATGCCACCGCGTCAGATGTCACAGTTCCATCAGGCCAATACGATGAAAAAATCGTATCTCCGCTTGAATCTGTATATTGACATCCTCTAAAGACTCCTAGTACAGGATTATCCGTAGCGCCAGCAACTAAAATAGTTCCTGCGTTGGTCATCTTCACTAGGTCGCCTGAAAAAATGTTTCCAGATGCACCAGAGGCAATTTTATATTCAGTTGTTCCTTCGCTGTTATAACTCGAACCAACTTTTCCTACTGGTTTTAATCCGAAAGGTGCATTTTGATTAGCCATATTATTACCTTTAAATTAAATATTTATTTAACGGTATAAGAATTAACTTCTTTTACCGCCACCAAAAGTTACGCTTGATGTTCTCTGAGGTTTTAACATCGGAGAACTTGGATCTGATTCCTTC